TTCTAACCCCGGGAACAACCTCACAGTGGGGGAGTAAGGACAGACATGTACCCCTCAACCTTAACCGGTCTCTTCTTGTACGTGTACCCAGGGCATAACCGAATTTCATTGAAAATCTACCAATCTTAGGACCATAAACATATCTAGTCACCGCCCAAGATGGGTAAACTACTCTCCGGTTTTCATCCTGATCAGTTTGAGGAAGAGGGGTCTCTAGAATAGGCCACAAATAACCTGAACAGAAAGAAGCAGCATAGTGTACATGGTGCACTTTAATTTCAGGAATAAATCCGTGACCTCTGCAGGCATTCTGATAAAATTGCTCATCATAACATTTCTTAAAAACAGTACGATCGACCGCGGCGAGCATATCATCACCCATCACTATGAGTCGATAATTGCCCCGGCCAAATATTTGGTCGAAAATCTGGACATGCATAATTCCGTTAATAAGAGAGTTACCAAGAGAGGTATTTGGATCACCGGACTTTCTTGTGCCTTTCAATTCATATCGAAACCCGTATCTCGTCTTTACGGGTAATGCACTGGCTTGCCAAGTAAACCAAATCCATACTTGCTTAGGTACACCAAAGTACCGACGATAAATTTCTGCTTCAAACAAGCATGTTTCACTCTCATAATGAGCATCCCACCTATGGAAATCTGTTTCTATGTAAACAGGACTACCCATATCCTCGCACAAGGTGAACCACCACCCTATACCTAATGGAGTTAATCCTGCTGCATAGGTTACAAAATTGGTGACATCCCACTGGGTTTTGAGATTGTCTGAAATAGCCTTCGTCCAAACACCCATGGCAGCCTTGACCCTCACCGGAGGCCCATGGATCATTCGCGGAGAACTATCCCAGTAATCCGGCCACAGTTTACTCAGGAATTCACATTTAAGAAAAGCGCGGTATTTATACTCGCGCTGGCACAATGGACGCGCCTCCAAAGACACAATGGCCTTCTCCAGTCTTCTTCTAACATTCAGTCGTACCTCCTCCTCTAGGAATCGCTGATTACTCAACGGGGTGACCCGAACGCGCCTCAAAGGCACCTTCAGTTCCCACCCTACAGAAACTCCTGGAGTTATCATAAGCACTCTCGATGTTATAGCCACCAATTCATTAACGGCACAACTGGTATACACAACTGGTGCGGGGTCCCCGATACTGCCTAGCAGACACCTAACCCTTAGATTAGGTATCCGCCAATTAACAGACACCATGCTATCGGGAAACACAGTGCCCCCACTACAAAACCCAAATTTTGACCTTCAGGCATTGTACGTAGGTCTTCTATTGAATCTTTCAACTTATGAAACAGAACCAAACCATAACTAGGATCTCTATCTTCCTGGAAATCCCACCGTATATTCTGTTCCATTATGACACGCACTTCATCTCTATGGAGTGCAAAATCACGGCTCAACCCGACAGTAACTAAGGCATTCATCATATGCCTTTGACGACCAGCCTCAGTCAGAGCCTGTGATGCTGTCATTAGATCCAAAACAAGACGTTGCGGCAGTACCCGCACCACTTGTCCTGTAGGAGTATGACGAAAAACTGGCTGCCCAAAAGTGTTGGTAGTATTCCTAACAACGGGCATACTAGCCAATTTCTTGTTATACATCCTCACGGCGAAAAGATGTGTGTTCCAATTAGGATGGACCTGTTTCATCCTCGCTAAAACGGTTTTTGTCCACCTCCTTGGAAGAACGGAAACTACCAAGCAAACCATGCTCAACAATAAAGCATAGGTATTTTTCATCCACACACTCACTAATATAATAATGGCCCAAAACATAAACATGGACCAACAATATGGGTGGCGCTCATA